ATAAAATGCATGGTGATAGTAGTACTATTACTGGTATTGCAACCGCAGGTGAATTTAAGGGAACAACTCTTACTATAACTGGTGGTGGTTCATTTGGTGGTAATGTAGAAATTACCGGTAACTTGTCTGTTGGTGGTTCTGTTACGAACATCGACGTTGAAGATTTGAGAATTGTTTCTCCTGTTATTGAACTGGGTCTTGAAAGACTTACTGATGGTTCTCTTCAACCACCTTCAAACGTAACTACTTACAACAGTGGTGTTGTAATGTACTACAACCACGTTGGTATTAACTCCACTAATGCTCAGATTGCGGCAATGTTTGCCAAGGTCAAAGAAGGTGGTGATATGAGGATTGGTTTTGCAACTGATGTCACAATCACTACTGTTGGTGCTGGTGACTCTGTTGCATCTGTTGCTGCATGGGCAGAAATCGAAGCTAAAGGATTGTGGATTAATGACTGTGCGGGTGTTTCTCAGGTTATTTCTTGTTCAGATTCTACAAGATTGCTTGAGAACATCACTGTTGATGGTGGCACATTCACCTGATAATATCTGACAACTCAATAAATAGAGGGGACTAAGAAGGTCCCCTTTTTTTATGGAACCAGCTGAACTTAATTTTTATATTAAAACACTTCAGAAGAAAATGAATGATTATTTTACACAAAGTATTATACTTGAGTCAAAGATTGCTTACCAGAACGATATTATTTCACAACAGAATGATAAGATTACTGAGTTGAATGGAGTTGTTGAGGAGTATCAGAATCAGATTAAGAATTTTGATGAGACTGTGAAAAAGTCTGCGAGTCGTACCACTCGTAAAAAAACAGAATCACCATCTGATGGGGGTACATTCTAAATAGGTATATCTGTTATATAACAGATTAAAGGTATATACCGCTCGATATAATGGCAAACCCAAAGATTAAGTTTAAGCGATCGGCTGTCGCATCAAAACGTCCTTCGCTTTCAAATTTAGAGTTAGGCGAGTTAGCTCTAAACACTTATGACGGTAAACTCTTTACAGTACAAGACACTGGTGGTGTCGGTATTGCCACGACGGTAACTTTAATCAATCCCTGGAATGAAACTTACGGGGAAAATAAAATATCTTATGCTGGTGATATTAATATCAATGACCTTGATGGTCAGAATATATTCATTACAGGTGTAACTACATCTATTGGCGGATTTATTCTCAGAAATCCGAATGCCGATAACTACTCAAGAAATCAAAGACCACCAGATTATTCGGATAATAGTGGTCCACCCACAATGGATGAAAATCCAATTGCGGCTGGTATCTATGCTGACGGTAGTGCTTCTTTCTCTGGAATTGTAACTGCTTCGAGTGGTTTTGTAGGAGATTTAACTGGTGATGTAACAGGTAGTCTAACCGGAACTGCTTCTAATTCAAATACTGTTGGTGGTGTTACATCGAGTTTTCTTTTAGACTACACCAACTTTCAGAACACACCAACCATTCCAACCAACAACAATCAGTTGACGAATGGTGCTGGTTATATCACAACATCATTTACAAATACCAGTCAACTAACTAATGATGTTGGGTTCATTACTAATGTTGTATCTGGTGTTCTAACTGCTACAACATTTTCAGGCACTCTGAATGGCAATGCCTTAACAGCAACTACTGCTGGTTATGCTCACACTGCTGGTATTGCCACTGTTGCTGTCAATGCACAAGGTCTGACTGGCATTCCAAATATTTCAGTTAACAGTCTCACTGTTCAACAGGCAGATATCAATGGTATAGCAACCTTCCACAACAAAGTACATCTGTTAGACGATGATGTATTACATGTTGGTGGTTCAGAAGGTGATACCGGCGATTTACAGATATATCACGATACTAACAATAGTTACATCAAGGATGCTGGTACAGGTGTTCTTAGAATTCTTGGTGATAACACAACATTCAGAAATAGTACTAATAACAAAACCTCTGCAACATTTAATGCTGATGGTGCCGTAGATTTATATTACAATAATAGTACAAAGTTTGAAACTATTGCTACTGGTGCAACAGTTTATGGAACAATGTTTGCCACAGCATTTAGTGGTGATGGTTCTGGTCTTACAAATGTAGGTATGGATACATCAAATGTGTCTGCCAATACTTTAGTTGTGAGTGGTGTATCTACATTTACTGGTGATGTTAATGCCAATAATGTATCAGTTGGTGGTACTTTATCTCTTAGTGGTTCTGGTTCTCAATTTTTTGCATATAACGAAGATACTATTAAAGTAAAATTTGCAAACTGGTACTCATCTAATGACCGCCAATATGGTATGGGTCAATTATGGTTTGAAACTTGGTTTGGTGCTATTGATAATCAGGCTGCAAGAGCTAACAGAAGAATTGGTTTTTATCTTGAGGAGCCAAATGCAGGTTCTACTGATTCTGGAACACCAGGTCAACATCCTACCAATGATAGAGCACATATTGATATTAATGGTTTATATGTAGACAATAATTTAGAAGTTAATGAAAACTTACTAGTTGTTGGTATTGCAACTTTTCAAGGTAATGTTAGTATTGCAGGAACTCTGACATATGAAGATGTAGAAAATATTGACTCTGTTGGTCTTATCACTGCAAGGTCTGGTGTAAGAATTACTGGTGGTGGGTTAGATGTAGTTGGAGTATCTACATTCAATAATGACATTTATGTAGACCAGATTAGAAGAAAGACTGACAATAGTACAAACACAAAAATCCAGTTGAATGCTGGACAGATGAAACTTTTTGCAGGTAATGGAACTACTGCAAAAATATCTCTGAATGGTACAGTTGCAATTACAACAAATACTACAGTAACTGGAATTCTAACCGCAACATCATTTTCTGGTGATGGTTCTACTTTATCAAATATACCTACATCAATTATTGCTGGTGACAATATTAGTGTCAGTGGTTCTACTGGTGCAGTTACAATTACTGGTCTAGCAAACACTACCAATGTTTCTGCTGACACTTTAGTTGTATCTGGAATATCAACACTGGGTGTTGTAACTGGTGCAACTTATTATGGTGATGGTTCAAATTTAACAGGAGTCGCCAATACCGCAAATGTTATATCAGATACAATTCAATCTGGTATTATTACAGCAACAGAACAATTCTATCCCCCTTCACTTACTACAGTGGAGAGAGATGGATTATCATTTAATGCTGGAGCATTTATTTTTAATGAGACAGAAAATAAACTCCAGATGTATCTTGGTGGTCAGTGGAAGAACCTTGCCTTTGAACTTGATTCTTACTCTGTTGTAGGATTATGAGAAGGTAATTGACTTTCTCTCAACAGTTGGAGAACCCTTGACAGCAGTGACTCCACTTCCATCCATAGTAATATAGACATCTACATCACTATATTCGCTCCAGGAAGCAACATTTCTATCTCTGAATGTAGAGACACCCACAACATCAGTAGCACTGATATTACCATTGTTAGCAATCCACATATCTCTGATTCTGAATGGCCAAGGCATCCCATCAGGATAAGCATTAATGATTGTTCCACCATTCTGGTTTGTTGTATCACCAAAAGTCAGAACTGGGTTGGTAGTTGCAGAAGAACTCAAGTAAATTCCAGGACTTGTTGATGTAATTTTCTCAACACCGTTAATATACATTTTGTAGTTATTTCCATCCCATCTCACTTGAATAGTATCTCCAGCGTTGGCGATGTTGTTGGAGTTGGCTGACCTAGTAAGAGATACTCCAGTACTTGACTCAAAAGGACCACTACTACCATTACCATAAGTAATCTTATCATATTGAGTGCTAGTAATATTGAATACAGAGGGTCCAAAGTTATGGAAACCATCAGACGTTGATTCTGGTGATAACATCTGATTACCTGCAGCTGTTGCCAACCATGGATCTTCTAGTGTGAACCCATATGCCCAACCAGCATCAGGTGAAGTCTTAGTTCCAAAGTTATCCAGAACACCACCAGTTGTGGTAATCTTCATAGCAAATGCACCACCAATCATATGGGTGTAATTACCTGCGGGTTGATAAGAAGCAACACCAAGACCTGTTCCAGCTCCATAAGTTATTTCAGAGAACTCAGATGCTGGTTGAACAGCTGCTTCATCATAAACAACAGAATCTATAGATTGTGATTCAACAGCATTTGTAGAACCAACTGCGGTACCATCTACAGCTGCAGAGAAGTCTGCTCCACTGACATAGACATATGCCCAAGTACCAGCTACTGAATCATAGATAATCATTCTAGCATTATCACTATCCTTCAAGAACCACCAATAACTATCTGTTGCATTGAATAGAGCATTACCAGAACTTGCCGTTCCTGTGTCTATGTTTGCCTTGAAAGATTGTCTGGTGTAAGCACCATCAAAATCACCAATACTAGCATCAAGTGTGAGTGTTGAGTATACTTTACCATTTGTTAAAGCAGAGTTTTCAGAATGACCACCCTCAAAGTAATCACCATAAGTACTATTCACTCTTAAAGTACCACTACCTACATCAGTACCATCACTTGCACTTGCAACACTAGTCCACTGATAAATTCCATTAATGGAAGAGTTGCTACTATTGGTTCTGTAACCCCATAGTACATTGTTGGTATTATCATAATACAATGCATGTTGTGTAGCAGTACTGAAGTTGGTATTGCTTCTATCAATTACATAATTTGCTCCATCATATGAAACAACTCCACCACTAACAAGTGAAGTGAGTACTGCGTCACCAGCACCATTTGTCATCATCACAAAACTATTAGGAGCACCAAACATGGTGTTCATAGTTAGAGTGAATGGTGAGACAACAAACCTAACATTAAATGGTTCTGACATTCCAAAGAATGTTGCTGCTCTTATTTTGACATTGTATGTTCCTGCAGTTGCATTTTGTCCACCACCAATTACACCAGTCTCATAGTTGATACCAATTTGAAGACCATCCTTGTCTTCAATATGGAATCTGGCATTTCCATCTGACGCAGTTGCTGTATATGAGATTTGGTCACCTTCAGTTACTGTATCACCATAACCAACACTGGTAATGGACAATGAGGTCATACCCATACCAAGGTTTCTGACTGTTGCAATATTGTCAGTAACAGTCACTGTATAACCTGTACCTACAAGATTGACTTGAGTTACAGCTGTACCAACAATTATTGGGGTATCACCTTGAGTTGATCCATAAGCAACTGCAATTCCACTTCCTCCACCACCCCCTCCAGAGGAGTTAATTGTATAAGTTCCACCAGTATTTGATACAGTAACATTAGAACCTGCTACAATGTCAGTTACAATACCTGTAAGGGAGGAACCAACCCCATCTGTCAGAAGAATAGTACCATCAGATGTTGGTAAGGTTACTACAGCATTACCAGAATATTCAGCGTGTGGTGCCGCTTGGATTCTGGTGTAATGTGCATTATTGGTTTCACAGTAGTAGTCAATTCTTCCTGGTGAAGAGTCGTCACTTACAATCTTAACTTGATTGGTTAATGTTGAGACACCTGCAACAACTAATCTATCTGCATTGATATCTGTGGTTGCAGCAATACCAGTAATAGTTACTTGAGATGACCCACTGACACTGATATTGTCTCCTGCAGCAATTGAAGTTACAAATCCAGTATTTAATGTTGTGCCATCACCTAAAACAGTATATAATTCACTAAAATTTTTATTTATCTTATCACCCCCCTGAAACAGGGTATCCCCAGTTCCATCATTTGGAGTGGTACCTGTATTAATACCGAGTCTCGCCATCTTTATTAGGTATCTGTTAGTATTAGTATTTAGTTATAAATAATAAAACAGAACTCTTTCTTTGATATGCAGGAAGGTAATCTACATAAGTGGTTTAAAGGTTCCAAATCCAAAGACGGCAAGTCTGGATGGGTTAATGTGGTCACTGGTGGAACTTGTGCAAGTGATGAACCTGGTGAAGGAACTCCTAAGTGTGTCTCATCATCTAAAAGGGCAAGTATGACGAAAGCAGAAAGAAAATCTGCTGCCCGTCGCAAAAAAGCAGCAGATCCTGGACAACAATCCAAGACTGGTGCTGCAAAACCAACTTATGTTTCCACCGATCCCAAGAAGAAAATGAAAGAAGAATCTGTCGCAGAAGACTATAAAAAATTACCCAAAGGTAAGATGGGTATGAAAGCTGGTAAGAAGTTTATTAGCGCGGTCAAAGATACCGTAAAAGGTGAATCAGAGCCAGAAGGTACTATTCCACAACAGATTGGACAGCAAAAGGCTGCTAAAAAAACTAGACAGGCAGATAAAATTCATAACGTTGCTGGTAAACATAATGAAACTTTGTCGAGAGCAAAATCTATGAAGAATAAGTTGGTTGGTATGACTAAGAAAGAAGAATATGAGATAGAGGAAGAAGATAAGAAGGGCAAAAGTAGTGGTAAGAAAGATGCCTGCTATCATAAAGTAAAAGCAAGTGCTTCTGTATGGCCGTCAGCATATGCCTCTGGAAGACTCGTACAGTGCCGTAAGAAGGGTGCTAAGAACTATGGTAATAGTACTAAGAAAGAGGAGTTTGAGAATCTTCCAGAACTCTCTCAAATGCAAATCAATGCAATGAGAAATGCTGGTATTGAGGTTGATGTTCTTAATGAGAAATGCTGGGTTGGATATACTCAAAAAGGCATGAAGAAGAAAGGTGGCAAGATGGTCCCCAACTGTGTACCCAAAAATGAAGAAACACAATCCGAGAAAGACAGAATCCTTGAGAGATTGACTCTTGGTGAAGGTATTGAAAGAATCCCATCTGAATCAGGGAAAGTTTATCTCGTATCTTTCCTTTGGAGAGGGAAGTATATGATGATGAAGTTGTTCTTCCCTGAACTCAAGCAACCTAATAAAAGGCAAGTTCAAGCAGCGATGGATAAGGTTTATCCTGGTTCCAAGGTGATGAGATTCGATGCTTCTATGTTGGACAATAAAGATACCTATATTAGAGTACCTGACATGTCCGAAGAAACTGAAGTTACTGAAGCAGTGAAGGGTCAAGATACTGAAATGAGAAAAGCAGCATCTGCCGAAAGAAAGTCCGGTGAAAAACGTCTTGCTCCTTCAAAAGGAAAAGGATATGCTGACCAGCAAAAACAATCCATTAATTATATGGATAAGAAAACCAAAAATAATAAAATTATTGTTGGTATGACTCATGAAGAGTCTGTTCCTAATCTTGGTCCAGATACCACTGGATATCAAGACGCTATCGATGAAGACATCGAGGAGGCAGCAGCATGGACAAAAAAGTCTGGTAAGAATCAATCAGGAGGATTGAATGAGAAGGGTCGTAAATCTTATGAAAGAGAGAACCCTGGTTCTGACCTGAAAGCACCATCTAAAAAGAAGGGCAACAAAAGAAGAGCATCCTTCTGTGCAAGAATGAAGGGTATGAAGAAAAAACTAACTTCTGCGAAGACTGCCAATGATCCTGATTCCAGAATAAATAAATCATTAAGAGCTTGGAACTGCTAATACTTCTTTATGTCTGAAAATATCTATCTTGGGAATCCAAACCTTAAAAAGGCGAATACCCAAATTGAGTTTACACAAGAACAAATTGAAGAATACATTAAATGTAAGAACGACCCGGTCTACTTTGCGGCACACTATGTAAAAATTGTGACGTTGGACCATGGTCTTCAACCATTTAAGATGTATGACTTTCAAGAAAAGTTAGTTAATAATTTTCACGCAAATAGATTTAATATTTGTAAGATGCCACGCCAGACTGGTAAGTCTACGACTGTGGTATCTTTTCTTCTACATTATGCTGTTTTCAATGATAGTGTAAACATTGGTATTCTAGCAAACAAAGCATCGACTGCCAGGGAACTTTTAAGTAGGTTACAAATTGCATACGAGAACTTGCCTAACTGGATGCAGCAAGGTATTCTATCTTGGAACAAAGGTTCTCTGGAGTTAGAAAATGGATCAAAGATTCTGGCAGCTTCTACATCTGCAAGTGCTGTCCGAGGCATGTCGTTCAATATCCTATTCCTCGATGAGTTCGCTTTCGTTCCAAACCATATCGCAGATGCCTTCTTTGCCTCTGTTTATCCTACTATTACTTCCGGTCAAAGCACGAAAGTAATTATTGTATCCACACCACATGGTATGAATCATTTCTACCGTATGTGGCACGATGCGGAGAAAGGTCGAAGTGAATATGTTCCAACGGATGTTCATTGGTCAGAAGTTCCAGGTAGAGATGGTAAATGGAAAGAGCAAACCATCAAGAACACATCCGAACAACAATTTAAAATTGAGTTTGAGTGTGAGTTTTTAGGTTCTGTTGACACTCTGATTGCTCCAAGTAAACTCAAAACATTAATTTATGAAAATCCAATTAAAAGAAATGCTGGATTAGATGTATACCAACCAGTGATAAAGGATCATGATTATGTTTGTACTGTTGACGTAGCAAGAGGTGTTGGAGGGGACTACTCTGCCTTTACTGTGATCGATATTACAGAATTTCCACATAAACTTGTAGCAAAATATAGAGATAATAATATCAAACCGATGCTATTTCCTAGTGTCATCTATGAAGTGTGTAAAAGTTATAATGAAGCATTCATCTTATGTGAGGTGAATGATGTAGGAGATCAGGTAGCGAGCATTTTACAATATGATCTAGAATACCAAAATCTGTTGATGTGTTCTATGAGAGGTAGAGCAGGACAAATTGTTGGACAAGGATTCTCTGGTCAAAAAACCCAACTAGGTGTTAAGATGTCTAAGACCGTAAAGAAGGTTGGTTCTCTTAATTTGAAAACTATGATTGAGGAAGATAAATTTACCTTCAGCGATTATGAAGTCATTTCAGAATTGACCACTTTTATATCAAAGCATAATTCATTTGAAGCAGAGGAAGGTTGTAATGATGACCTGGCAATGTGTTTGGTAATATATGCTTGGTTGGTGGCACAAGATTATTTTAAGGAGTTGACAGATCAAGATGTCAGAAAACGATTATACGAGGAACAAAAGAATCAGATCGAGCAAGATATGGCACCCTTCGGTTTCATTGTCGATGGATTCGATGATACTTCTTTTGTTGATAATGAAGGAGACAGGTGGCATACCGATGAATACGGGGACATGAGTTATATGTGGGATTATCAATAATGGATTTAGACGCTCAATTCGATGTAAATCATCTCTTTCTGAATGAAAGAAAATGTCGGACTTGTGGCGAAACAAAGAATTTATTAGAAGGATTTTATCGAACTAGAAAAGATAAAGGTCAAGTTCCATCGTCATATTCATATGAATGTAAAAAATGTACAATAGATAGAATAAAGAAAAGTAGGAAATCCTAGTGTTCACGTCTTGTTCACGTCATTGAAACTACTCAAAACTCTAAATATTATTAGTTAATTTGAGACATTAAGGAGAGAAACATGGCGACTCCTCAATTATCTCCGGGCGTATTAGTCAGGGAAATTGATCTTACAGTAGGTAGAGCAGAAAACGTTCTCGATAATATCGGAGCGATTGCTGGTCCATTTAGACTGGGACCCATTGATGAAGCTACTGCTATTACAACTCAGCAGGAGTTGATCGATGTTTTCGGCACTCCTCAGAGTAATGACAGACAATACGAATACTGGATGACAGCATCTGAGTACCTCAACTACGGTGGTATTTTGAGTGTTGTAAGAACAGATGGAAGCAACCTAGTTAACGCAAACGCGGGTGTAGGTATTGGTTCTTCAGCTTCATTGAAGATCAAGAGTTACGATGACTATCAAGAGAACTACACTTCTTCAACATCCTACTACTATGCTGGTAGGAATCCTGGTCAGTGGGCAAACCAACTAAAAGTTTGTACTATTGATAACGCGGCAGACCAAGTTATTGGTGTTAGCACCAGCAACCTCGCTGGTCTTGGTATTACTGTTGGATACGGTGTTACTGCAGTGCTTTCATCTGTAGCAATTCCTGGCGTAGGAACAACAACAACCTTTAATGGAATGCTGAAGGGCATCATTACTGGTGTTTCAACTGATTCTACAAATAGTAATAGCACAATTGATGTTAAAGTAGTTTCCAGAGTTAACACTGCTGGAACTGAGTTCCCTATTGCTTACCAAGAGAACAATCCTGCTCAATCATTTGAAGCAGCAGACGTTCTTACAATTCGCAACAACGCTGGTGGTTCAGAAGGAACTACTTCCGCTACTTCCGCCGAAGACTGGTATGATCAGCAGAAACTGCAGATCAATAATAGCGCAATCTTCTGGAAAACAATTGCTCCAAAACCGGTTGATTCAAACTTCTCCTCTTCAAGAGGCGGTGGTGGTGATGCAATCCACGTTGCAGTTGTAGATGATACTGGTTCTGTAACTGGTATTGCTGGTAATCTTCTTGAGTCGTGGTCCTTCTTGTCGAAGGCACTTGACTCCGAAGCAGATGGAGATGCACCTCTTAAGAACTACTATAAGAACTATCTGGCAATTAATTCAGATTGGGTCTTCCCTGGTTACAACCCCTCGCAGGCAGCAGATACCTTCCACGGAACTACTCCTGTCGCAACTGGATTCTCAACTGACTTCTCCCCTGTAACTAGAGGTGATGGTCTGTGGGGTCAAGAGGCAAGAGATGTTCAGTTTGCCGCAATTGGTAACGTTGGTTACAATCTGCTTGGTGGTGCCGATTATGGTGCTAACGGCGGAATGGCAGGAACCTTGG